TCTCTCGCCGTGGTTAAGAACTTTCTTGATACTCATCCCGATGGTTATTGTCTCTACTTTGATACTGAAGCTGCTGTAAGTAAATCTTTACTTCAGGGTCGTGGTCTTGATATTAACCGAATCGTAGTCGTCAATGTAGTCACAATTGAAGAGTTTAGAAGCAAAGCATTGAAGGCAGTTGATTTGTATCTGAAGAAGAAAGAAGGAGAACGCAAACCTTGTATGTTTGTTTTGGATTCTCTGGGAATGCTTTCTACTGAAAAAGAAATTGAAGATGCATTAAATGATAAACAAGTTAGAGATATGACTAAATCCCAACTTGTAAAAGGTGCATTCCGAATGCTTACTCTTAAACTAGGACAAGCAAAGATTCCTATGATTGTTACAAATCACACTTATGATGTTGTGGGTTCTTATGTTCCTATGAAAGAAATGAGTGGTGGAAGTGGACTTAAATATGCGGCATCTTCAATCATTTACCTTTCCAAAAAGAAAGAAAAGGATGGAACAGAGGTTGTTGGAAATATCATCAAATGCAAGACACAAAAGTCTCGTTTGAGTAAAGAAAATAAAGAGGTGGAGGTGCGTTTGTACTATGATGAACGTGGTCTTGATAAGTATTATGGTCTTCTTGATCTTGCTGAGAAATACGAAATCTTTAAAAAGGTGGGAACTCGTTATGATATTGGAGATGGTACAACTCAATTTGGAAAAACTATTAATGAAAATCCAGAAAAATATTTCACCCCAGAAGTAATGCAAGCACTTGACGAGGCAGCAAAAAAGGAATTTTCTTATGGGTAATGAAAAATATTCGAGTTATAAAAACTGGAATTGATGTATCTAAAATATTAGAACAAATAAAACAATATCCAGAAGATTGGGGTTCACAAAAAAACATTAAAGATAAAAAAATAGAACAACTTGACCCAACAAAATATACTGTTACAGTCGATGTTCTTCAATTGATAATGGGAGGAATAGAAAAAGAAGGTCAGTATGTTGGTGATACTGAAATTTGTATTCAAACACCTGCATATGAAAAGCACACAGAAGTTCTTAAATTTTTAAAGACATATTTTAAGAAAATACGTCGTTGTGCTTTTCTTGCTTTGCCTGTTGGTGAAATTGTTGGAACTCATATTGATGAGGGAACTTATTATCTTACAAAAGATAGATACCATCTTTCCATTCAGGGAAAATACAAGTATACTGTTGGGGATGAAACTACGATTGTTGAACCTGGAACTTTTTTCTGGTTTAATAATAAACTTCCCCATAGTGCTGAAAATATTGGTGATGAGATTAGAATTACTTTTGTATTTGATGCTCCACACCACAAAAGAAATCCATAGTTAGAGGAGTAATGGAAAAAGTCGAAACTACAATTCTTAGAAGTCTCTTATTTAATAATGATTATTGTAGAAAGGTATTGCCTTTTATTAAAAATGAATATTTCGAGAATCTTCACGAGAAAGTAGTTTTCGAGGAGATTTGCAAATTTATTGTTGCTTACGAACAACTAGCAACAAAAGAAGTTCTTTTGATTGAAACAGAAAAAAGAACCGATATTACAGAAGATACTTACAAAATTATTTGTGATTATATTTCTAAACTTGATGATACACCAGCAGACAAACAATGGTTGATAGATACTACTGAAAAGTGGTGTAAAGATCGGGCAATTTATCTTGCTCTTATGGAAAGCATTAAAATTGCTGACGGACAAGACGAAAAGAAGTCAAGAGATTCCATTCCAGCAATTTTACAAGAAGCACTTGCTATTGGATTTGATAGCCACATTGGACACGATTACCTAAAGGATTACCAAGAACGATATGACTCTTATCACAGAAAAGAAGACAAAATCCCATTTGATTTGGAATATTTTAACAAAATTACCAAAGGGGGTCTTCCTAACAAAACTCTTAATATCGCACTTGCTGGTACGGGTGTCGGGAAATCTTTATTCATGTGCCATATGGCTAGCTCCGTCTTGCTCCAAGGACGGAACGTATTGTACATTACGCTTGAAATGGCAGAAGAGAAAATTGCTGAACGAATTGATGCAAATCTCTTAAATATAAACATCAAAGATATTGAAACATTGCCAAAAGTAATGTTTGACACAAAGGTAAATAATATTGCTAAGAAGACACAAGGGACTTTGATTATCAAAGAGTACCCAACTGCTTCTGCACACGCAGGACATTTCAGAGCACTTCTAAATGAACTCTCTCTTAAGAAATCATTTAAACCTGATATTATTTTCATTGACTACCTTAATATTTGTGGCTCCTCCAGATATAAGAGTAATTTTTCAGTCAATTCTTACTCATATGTTAAAGCAATTGCAGAAGAACTTCGTGGTCTTGCAGTTGAATCAAATGTTCCAATTGTTTCGGCTACCCAGACTACTCGTAGTGGTTTTTCTAGCTCTGACCCTGACCTTACTGATACTTCTGAATCCTTTGGTCTTCCTGCTACTGCTGATCTTATGTTTGCCCTTATTAGCACAGAAGAGTTGGAACAACTTGGTCAGATTATGGTAAAGCAATTGAAAAATAGGTATAATGATCCAACAATGAATAAAAGATTTGTAGTTGGGATTGATAGAGCAAAAATGCGTCTTTATGATGTGGAACAAAGTGCCCAAAAAGATATACTTGACTCAGGACAAGAAGAAGAGTATACTTATGAAGAAAAGAAACCAAAAAAATCATTTGAGGGATTTAAATTTTGAAATATAACTCAGAAGATTATTTTTCAGTAATTAATAACAAGACTGGTAGAAAAATTGCTGATTGTGCTGATGAAATGGATGCTTTAATGATGGTTTCTTTTGATCCCCAAAATAGATCAATCACAAAAAATAAATTTTTGATGGGTCCTGTAATTGATGTTGAAATGCCAAAACAACTTCCAACTAATGAAGTTGTACCAGTTACAAATTTAGATTTAAATAAACTTAAAGAGCATCAAAATAAATTACCCGAAAACGAACTTCAACCTTTAAAATTTTAGTATAAACAATGAAAAATACAAAACACGTTAATTTTGATAAGTATGCTGAGTTTGTAGATGCCGTAACATCTGATGCATCTAAGGACTTTCTTGCCCTTTCTGACCGTCTGGTTGAACTGGATGAGAAAGGTGCTAATATTGAGCGTCTTCTGACTGCCTCTGTTGGTATCAATGCCGAAGGTGGTGAGTTTATGGAAATTGTTAAGAAGATGGTATTTCAGGGCAAACCTTATAATGAAGATAACCGTGAGCATCTGATTATTGAACTTGGTGATATTATGTGGTATGTTGCCCAAGCTTGTATTGCTCTCGGTGTTACTCTTGATGATGTTGTTGCTCGCAATGTGCAGAAACTTCTCAAGCGTTATCCTGAAGGTGCTTTTGATGTTTATTTCTCTGAAAACCGTGCTGCTGACGACCGATGACTAAAGAAAAACAAGTAACAATAAAGATGGATGTTCGTTCTGCTGCTGCAGTTCGTCAAATCCTATTTGATGCACAGAAAGGATACACTTATGATGTAGTAAGTGTTCCTCCTCGTGTTTCTGATATTCGCAAAGTAATTATAGAAATTGATGATAATATAGAGAAAGTGGTTGAAAAGGAATGATTAACACCCTTTGATTTTCTAAATAAAGGAAATCAGAGGGGTTTTTTAATGTCTGCACAAGCAGCCGCAGCAGGAAGAAATTACGAGACTTCACTCAGAAATAAATTAAAATCAGTATATTCAAATATTCCAAGCACTGCCGGGTTTGGTTCTGGTCCAGATATAACAGTACCTTCAATTAATAATCCTGGACAAAGTTTATTAATTGAAGCAAAGACAACTACAGGAGCAGATTTTGGACAAAAGGCAGTAACATTTAATGGAGTTTCTTGGGTTCCTTCAACTAAAAGAGATGAAGTTCCTGAAATCTCTGCCTTATATAATTATCTTTTCAATACTTACGATATTGGAGATTTAATAACAAATGCTTGGAAACTTCCAAATAAAAATATAACTGCAGAAGATTTGGGATTGGCAGTAAAAAATAAACAATTTAGCAAAGTTCTTTATTATGAAAAGATGCTTCAAAAAGCATCAGGAAAACCAAATCCCTTTCCGACAAAAACATTAGTCCAAGGACCAAAAATTGTTGATAGTATAAAATCCTATTACAATTCTAAAGGGATTTATTACATTCAAGTTAAAGGGAGTGGATTTTACATTCTTGGTAATGATGTGAAAAATCTTAGAGGAATTTTAGGAATAAACATACCGTTTTTTGAACCCACAACTGCTGAATTGATTATAAGGGGAAAATCAAGTATATCTGGTAGAACTTATAGTCCAACTTTGACCTTTAAATCGGCAAGTCTTGCTGCGAGTCAATATAGTTTGGATAGAGGAGATTTGATTAATCTAATATATAGTAAATTATAAATATTTAAAAACTATAGTAGTAATGAAGAGTTTTGCTCAATTTGTAAAAGAAGCAGTAGAAACCCTTGCATCTACCGAAGCAAAAAACCGAGGTCTCGTCGGAAACGGGCACGGGGATTGGTACGATAAGCAAGGAAATTTTGTTGCGAAAACAGTAAATGGTAAATTGAAGTTTTTTGGACAAGGTGATACTAAGTCACAAGATGGCATTCCTGGGGAAGAAGTAAAAGGACAAAAAGGTAATTCCCAAATAACAAAACAGACAACTTCAACAGAACCTTCTCCAACAGAACAACCTGCAAATGGTATTGCAATTGTTCTTGGTAGATTCAATCCTCCATCTAAAAATCACGAACAATTATTGAAAGCAGGATATAATACTGCCAATAGAATGGGATATGAATATAGAATATACCCAAGTAGAATTCAAGACGGTCAATCAAATCCATTGAGTCCCAAAACAAAAATTTCTCTTATGAGAATGATGTTTGAAAAATATTCTGATTATATTGTTGATAGTGAAGAAACCAAAACTGTTTTTGATTCATTAGTCTCAATTTATAATGATGGTTATACTGATGTTGTGATTGTTGTTGGTCAAGATAGACTGGGTGAATTTCAAAGTTTAGTTCATAAAGGGGAAGGACAGGACTATCAATTTAATAGCATTCAAGTTATATCTGCTGGCATTAAAGACCCTGACAGTGAAATTGAAGACCCTAGTTCTTCTGCAAAAATGAGAACTTCTGCAGCAGTGGGAGATTTTTCTGGATTTGTTCAGGGAATTCCTTCTGGAGTAAGTCGGGCAGATAAAGAGAAAATATTTAATATTGTATCAAAATCTATGAATGTTACTGAAGATACAGAGGTATGGAAGATAGTCCCAGAACTTGATTATGATGGATTAAGATGGAATTATAAAAATAATGGTCTTTTTGAAGTTGGTACATTTGTGGAAAGTTTGAGTAGTGGTCTTGTTGGAAAAATATTTCGCAGAGGTTCTAATTACTTGATTTGTGTGACTGAAGATGGAAAGATGTTTAAAAATTGGTTGAAAGATGTTCGTGAAGTTTATGAGGTTGGAACCTGCAATTACAGAGAGCACGCACAAAAAACAACTCCAAAACATCCAGTAGTTTCTTATACTGATGTTGAGGTAAAAGAAACTATACCAAAGAAAAACATAAATATCAGTAGGAAAAAATTATCCAGAAAGAAATGAAGGATTGGGAAGAGATTATTTCTGAAGCAAAAAGCAGAGATGAAAGAGAGGCAGAAAAACAGAGAAGATTGAAGATTGTCAAAACGGCACTGAAAGGTTCTGCTGCTTTAGGTAAAGGAATTTC